TTAAATGTTCCATCCAAAAAAGAAGCATCGGTTAGAGCTGCGCTACCCTTATCGTGAGAAATTGAACCAGATAACGCATCGTTAACACTGTCTATGTTTAAAGAGTATTGTTCTTTACCAAACGGAGTGTCAACCGTAATATCCCATTTGCCAACAAATTTTTGACCACTAAAAATTTTATTCATATCATAATTGTACCACAAAATACCGGTGCAATAAACTAACTGCTTCACCTATAATAGGTAAATTGCGCTAAAATGTTAAGATTATTTTATGCCGATTTCTTCGATATACTCTAATACCGAAGGAAAGTCATCTAAATATAGATTTTTTTTAATAATATCAGTAATACTATTATTTGCTTCTTTATATGAAGGGCCAGAAAAATATGCAGCAGAAAGTATCTCTACTGAAGTTACTGTTTTTATATCTAATTTATTTTCAATACAAAATTTATAAATTTCTTTTTCAAAAAATTTCTTTTCTTCTTCAATCATTGAAGCTGGAATTTCTAGCTCTGTTGGATAGTTTTCCATAAGTGAAACAATAGTTCTATATCTTAATTTTGAGGTAAACCAATTTTTAAGGTCTATAGGTAAAGTTTTATTCTCTTCAATTGATCTTCTTGGATCTGAATCTCCACTTAGGAACAATTCTATTGAAGTAGCTGGTTGACTTTCAATGACAGAATCAATTACGTTCTGTGGCATTTGCCAATCTTCAAATGCAGCTTTACATTTAATGGCTACGGTCTGCTCGCTATTCCATGGTTCACCGGCAAGGATGTTCCATTCATAGGCCATCTTTAATGCATTGGAAAAGCTTGAAGCAGTTAAAACACAAGATGCCCAATCCTTATAGGCCCTATCATTCATCTCCCCCACTTTTAATCTAACTATGTAGATATTGCCCATTGAAGCTAGGATTAAAGGCCAACCTAATATGTTGTTATTATTAAAATAATCTCTGTCTAAAAAATCATTTTTTCCATCAGCAATGATATCATAGAAGTCTACAGCGGCGAAGTTCTCTGTATCACACCTTCTAGACTCATCTACTGAAACTGGATTATCACCCACTGCTTCGATGAAGTTTGAAGCAGAATTCATTATGTGAAATACGTTTTTTGTTTCATCGTAAGTTCCGTCTAACAGATCAAGAAGATTTTCATAATTTTCAGCGTTTATATCTTCTTTGTAACTTTCTGAAACAATCCTGTATATAAAGTCAGTTTTATCAAAATTTACCTTAGTAAAAGCTATTAGGTAATTACCCCCAATGTCATAAACATCATAATCAGAATACTCTTCAAGGCCACTCGGATGTACTGTGCTTAAGGTAAAATCTTCTTTAATAGAAGTGACAGCATAGCATGCATAGTTGGATGGATTATAATCCTGTGATAGTTTAACTTGCATATATTATCCAATTACAATAAAGATATTTTATTATCTATGTCTTTAATTTTACAAATTATATTATAGATGTCTTTTTGAGCTGTGCTATTTTCAGCGGGAACGAAGCTATCTTCATCAAAATTTTCTGGATCTATTTCCAGTATTGACAATCTTAAAATTAAAGCTTTTTCAAGTTCTGCTTTTACAGATTCGTATGCTTCTTTTTTTTCTTCGGAAGATAAACTAAATTGCATATTTATATTTCTAAGTTTTTAATTTCTTCGTTAATCATATTCAGGGAATCAATCGCTTCTTTTAAGCGTCTACGTGAATCAATAGTCGTTAAATCCGTTTCATCAACCGATGGATCTTCTTCTTCAAAATTATCTTCGTCAAATGTTGCTGGATTAATTCCCAATTTTATAAGAATCTCGTAAATATCTTTTTCATATTTTGGAATATTTTCTTGTAAAATTTCTAATTTTGTGCTTTTATCTATATTGTTAAAGATCATAACCGTTCCTTTGGATTCTGGGCATATCACATATAGTACCAAAATTTTTGTAAATTTACTATTTTAGTACGATATCTTAATTTGGTTCACTAAGCTTTAATAGCCCATCATGTTTTGGCCCAATTTGGTTACCATTTTCATCTAGGCCAGTTCTAATGCCATTCATCCAAGTCCAGGGTTGATCATGAAGTTTCTTCATTTTTGCATCGCCATAAGATTGGCGTTGGGCCATTAGTTCTGGTTTATCCCAAAGATTTTCAACTAATACCTCGGTATTTTCTAGAAGATCATTCTTATAGATATTAAAAAACATGAACGGCATCCCAGCTTCAAATCTGACCGGTTCTCCAATTTTCGTAATTTTCCAGTTCATATTAAATTCATCTGGCCACCAAGAACTTGGTATAGTAGCAGATAAGGGCGCTGCTCCATCTACAAAATAGTTTGGAGATCCAGTTATCCAGGTATCATATCCTTCTTCGGTATTAATAGCCCATCCTGTGGCAAAAGACATAATGCCAATTATAGAGGGAATTACAACAGGTCTATCGTTAAAGAATTCGCCTTCTAAAACTCTTGGTGGAGTATTCCCGCCATCCCATTGGACTACTACATCTTGCTGCAAGACCAATTCCCAGCCATTTACATTAGCTGCCGACATCGGTAGGCACTTGTACGCGTGCTTATTGTACGTCTCATCCATCCAGTCTCGTTTAAGTCTAGACTGTTGTATCTTGGGTGGATTTTGATGAGTTTTAGTTAATGTTATCTTCGTCATATTCTTCTTTGATAAATTCTTCTATTGCTTTTTTAATGTTTTGTAAAGCCTGTTCAGGAGAAATATTTCTTTCTCCACTTTCATAACCCATACTCAATAGGTCTGAGTTGCAAAATCTAATATACTTAGAGCCATCCCTAGATATAATGAATTTTTCAAAATTTCCATGAATTAAATCGCTATTTTGCTGAAACTCTTTGAAAAGAGGATGCATTTCACCCTTTGGCTCATAGTAATCTACATCAGTCTTATCGTACTCTTCTCTAACTCTTTTATAATCTTCTTTGTCCTTACTTGCATCTAGGATATTTACCATCTCAGAAAATGGTAAATCTGTCTTATATAATTCCTTCATATGATCTCTCATATTTTCTGCGCTGGAGTTAGAGTCTGCAAATTGACCATAGGCATCTTGGCAAAAATCTGTACTGGGTAGTGCTAATACTTCAAAGCCAAAATCTTTGTATTCATTGTATATGTCTTGGATAATCGTGTACTGAGGAGAGTTTGCGCATTCTCCAGTTACGTTAAATAACATAGAAACTTTTCCCTTTAGGCTTTTCAAGACGCCGTCTTGTCCGTCTATTGACTTAAGTGGAAAATCATATATGTTATTATCCACATATTCTACAATTGATTCTTGTGAGTTATCATTCATTTTAATTGGCTTTTGTTAAAGTTGGCAGAGGTGAAATTGGAACCCCTGAAGATGCAGTATTCGCTTGCCCAATCTCATTGTAGTTATACATTGTTACTGCACTATACTTTGTACCTTTAGTTACTTCCATTGATCCATGTGCATAGATGTACGTTGAAGGGAAAAATATAACATCTCCCTTTTGAGCTTTGAATTTAAGGTTTAGATAAGGGAACCAAAGCTCTCCTCCTTCATAATCGTCATTGAAGAATCCGACTGAAGAAAGTGTGCAAAAGTATGAAAAACCTGAATCCGTATGAACTTGGAAATGTTGACCTTCTCCGTATTTTATAAAGTTAATTGCTTCCATAAATTCCATTTTAAAATTATATCTTTTTTCATAATCTTCTAAACATGTAGCTAAAACAGAATTGTAGTCATCGTAAACATTTTTAATTTCTGATAATTCTTCTGGAAGATGAGGCCAATGTTTTGGTCCTATTTTTAAATCATAGCAATCTCTATAATCTGGCATTTTTTCATTATATCCAACCATAGCTTCATTCCATTTGAAGTATTCGTGATTACTATCTTTTAGTGTAGTCTCTAGTCTTTGTGGGATATTTACTTCTTCTGATATAGCATTTCTATAGAGGATTATTCCTAATTTTGGTTCTTCTATGTTGTAAATTTCCAATTTAATCTCCAGTTTTTTTGGCTAGCTACCTAGCGTATGTAGTGCTATACTTTACCATGGGTTTTAGTCAGTAGTCAAGTCTACAGAAATTAAGAGGCAAAATATGGAAAAGTCACTCGTTGAACCAGGTTATTTTGGCGGTTCTACTGACAATATAAAAATTTATAAAAATTTTATTGAATTAGAAGATCTTAAAGTAATTCAAAAATTTTTGCCCACCATTAACGAATGGATGGATGCTGGAGAGAACCAATATGCTGATGATGGGACATGCATCTATGATGCATCTTACTGGGCCGATAGACAGTGTAGCTGGGATATTCTGAAGAAAATTAATATTGAAGTTTACAATATTGTTGATAGATACATTCAAAAAATGAAACAATTTTTAGAACAATCTTTTAATGTTGAACTATCCACAAGACCTCCAGTAATAATTAAATGGCGTCCTGGGATGGAGCAGAGACCTCATGCAGACAAACAAACTAATGATGGAAGACCTAATCCATTTCCAACATATGATATAAATTCTTTATTTTATTACAATGATGATTTTCAAGGTGGGGAACTGTATTATCCTGATCACGACTTGGTCATTACGCCACAACCTGGGCTGGCTGTTGCCCATCCGGGAGATATAAACTATCTACATGGAGTTAAGCCAGTTATTTCTGGAGAAAGATATACAACTCCATCTTTTTATACGATTACAGAATTAAGGTAAAATGAATAATATAATAAAAAATTCTTCTTTAAAAGATATTGAATTTAATATAGATAATTATATAAATTTATTTTTAAAAAATGGTTTACTTATATTTCCTAAAATAAATTTAAATGACACAGAACAATTAGACTTTATGTCTTTGTTCGGTCAAAAGCTAGACTGGGGTTACGTTGATCATTCTCACATAGAAGACCATATGGTAACTTTTGAAATGACTAAAGACCAAGAACGTTCTATTGATAGCCTGTTTATACCCTGGCACTTAGAGCATGTAGAGAGATCTAGGCCTCAAGTAGCAGCTTCATGGAGAATGGATAAATTTATTTGCTCAAATGAATTTGGCGCAACAGGTTTCATTGACTCTTCTGCTTTGTATTATAGGTTAAATGATCAATGGAAAACATTTTTAGACAATTGTTTTATAAAAGACGCAGATAGTTTAAACATAGAAAGACCTTGTGTTATTTCTCATTTGAATAATGGTAGAAAAATACTAAGACTACATCCATATTATAACGGAGAGGTACTTTGCAGAGTTGGCTTAAGTGAACCTTCTAGTTTGGACATTGAACTATATAAACAAATTACTGAATGGGTTTTTGCAGAAATTGTAGAAAAAGAACAAGATGCCTTTTGGTGGAATTGGAGTGAAGGGGATTTTATCCTAATAGACTTATCCAGAATAGTTCATGCAGTCAAGGGAGGATTTTTACCTGGAGAAAGATCCTTCACTAGACATTGGGCCTATCGAGACAAGATCGACTATGACCTATATTCCAAGCCAATATTTTCTAAAGGAGCTAATTTTGGATAAGATTCATATTACTAAAAATATTATAGATAGAAAAGATTTAGAACAAATTATACTGTATTTAAAAAATACACCAGTTATGATTGATGAATCTGGATATTCGCCATTTGGTGTTTATGCCGGGAATGGTAGTCCTACCCTACCTAATCTTTTGGAAAAATATCATAATACATTAAAGGGAATTATTGAAACTTCTTTTAATTGCAAAGTTTATGATGAAGGCGTAACTAGTATAGTCGAGATGAAAACTGGGGATTCAATGCCAGTTCACTTGGATCATGGATCTGCTCAAAATGAAAGTGTTGGACTCAAGACTGGTGCCGGATACCCATCAAGAGACCTTAGTTCAGTACTCTACTATAATGATGATTATGAAGGTGGAGAGATTTACTTCCCTGAACAAGATTTACTTATTAAACCAGAGCCTGGAATGTTTATTTGCTTCCCAGCTAAAGATGGATTTCCACATCAAGTCAGAGAAATAAAGAGCGGATACCGTTGGTGCTCTACTAACTTTTGGTGCGTTAAGAAAGACTAGGCTCTCAAGTCTCCAAGTGCCACCCAAGTATTTTCAGCTCTTTTTATTAAAGTAACTGAAGACCACTGTGCTCTTAAAATCAGACCAGGGGTAGCATTGACTGTCACGCCGCCTGTTGCCGTTATCGTTGTTGCTCCCGCCCCTGTTTGTAGGATTGTAATTTGAGTTCCAATTGGGAAAGCTACAGAAGAGTTTAATGGAACAGTCAGTGTATTGGCTGATCCATTGCTTATCTCTACAAGCTTATCTTTGTCAGCTAACACAAGAGTATAGCTAGCGGCCTGGGCATTAGTGATGACATTGGATGATGCAAAGTCCAAAGATATTGTTCCATTACCTACTTGCAATTTTTTATTGGTAGAATCCCAAGATAGTCTAGCATCTGTAGTAGAAGATGAGGTAGAAAGTGTTA